GCTAGCGTTGTTCCGCTCCATTGCAAAGACCTTCACAAGAGCGAATTAGAGACTCTACCAGCAGCATTAGTAGAATTCTCGACAACGCCAGCAGCTCAATCTCGACCGAGGTTGAGCGCGACATAAAAGGTCACCCAATTATGCCACCCGCCATCTCTGTTCAGAGGATGGCGCGCATCTAACCAGTCCCAACAGGGGGCGGTCGCGATGCGTTCTTTGTAGAAAGGGTTTGTCACTCTTCGCGACAAATCCCCGTTCCGAAGATACCCACCTACGGCAGCTAAGAGAATACCCGAGGGGTTCAAAAAGAGCCCACTAAAGTATCCTCGAGGCGGTCGTTGTTCAACGTTTAGCAGAGAGGCTTTTGAAGAGTGTGGAACGAATCTCTTATAGAGATAGGAACCATACTTCCTCTTAAGTCTCTCAGGACTAGCGAGATGAAGAGGGACCTTAATACCTGCGTCATCGTTATCCCAGGCTGGAATCGGTAGAAATTTTACCGACCCAGCCAGGTATGAGATGGCTCGGGCAAGGGGTATCTCCCATCTTGCAGACCAAACGTTAAGCCTGTTGATGAGTGAGTATCGATCCTGGCGTGTACGTAGAGACCTGAGAAACACAGGCCGAATATTTACACCGGCATAGAAATCCATGCCGCAGGACTCTCGGAAAGCGCCCTCGTTAAAACTCTTATCCGGGTTTACCTGAAAACCGAACCTGCCCAGTAAGGAGACAATCAGGCCGTAAGCTTTTGCGCTCACGACTAGATCGTCACCAAAACAGGCGAAGTTAGGAAGACGGGACTCGGACGGCCGTATAAGCCTTATTCCTAAGGCCTTATATGAAGCCGCAATAATGCAAGAGAAGATGAGGGTCTGCAATGGGAAGGTAAAAGCATTACCCATTGAAGATACCATTTGAAGCTGAACAGTGCTTCCATCTGGAAGCAAAGTATTTGACGTGCGACAAGACATGAGCCACCCAAAAACATCGGGGGGACATATCTCACGCATAAGCCCAATACTTATCGTATCTGAAGCAGAACTCATATCGATTGTTCCATATGAGCCTGATTTAGATCCGGTCTGTGATAGAAGCCTATTGATGTCAGGCTGGGTCGCCAGATTTATACCAAACCTGGTTACCAGTCTTTCCTCAATGACAGCTCCTATACCCTTCTGAAAAAGCATATTCAGAGAGGGTTCAACGCAGATGGTGCGCGAAATTTCCGAATTTTTCGGAACAAAGTAAAGCTTTGACGCATCAACCAGTACCGGAGCGCCAAAATGGGAAGAGCGCGACATTTCGCACTCCCACCATAGCGGGTTACGGCTGGCGATCCCGTTATAGAGATCCACGAGGTATTGAGAAGTAGAGCTAAGGGGACCAGCAGCTATCTTATGATAGAAGCTTGTACCCGTTGCCAAAATAGATGCGCCAGGCCCAGTACCAATCCTATTCGCAACAGAAGAATAGGTTAGTATGGGATCCCAGCCGTTGAACCAAAAGCGGAAAAATGTACTTTTGAATTCACCGATAGCAGTTCGCTCAATCTCTGAGCACATGCTATAATCTATTCCGTTTTCTAATCTACAACTTTGATTAGAGGAAAGGAACTTCTCAAGCGCCTTAGAATCAGCATCAGGCTTCTTCTCACCTTCAAATTTCTTTAGAAAGTTTAAAGAAAGAGACTGAGCTGCACGTTCTCGAAGACTAGGACCTACATCATGAGTACTTCCTGAATCAGGATGTACAACACGATGAAAGTCGAGGCCCAGAGAATCTTCAAGGTCCTCGGTGAGACGCTGAAAAAGAACAAGAGGGCTAATGTCCATCGCGTTCGCTCCAGAGATGTGAGTAGAAGAAGAGAAAACTTCTTCCCACTCACAAAAACGTCAAAAACTCTCACGAGTGAGTTACATCACACCCGTGAGAACGGTGTCGCCGACCCCAGATGAAACTTGGGAAAGCGTCCCGATCATGGCCGAGATGGCCGCCTTGACGTTCGCCGCGTCGTATGTGTCAGATCCAGCCGGCACCTCGATGGTCGTTCTGATGATCATCGAGACAGCAGCTTGGTTCGCAGCAGGGGTAACACCCTTGCGGAGAAGGAGCTGATACACATTCCGCGGCACTGAAGCGATCTTTCCGGTCACCGGATTCGGAAGCCCAAGCATTTTGAAGTTCTTGGGCCTCGTGAATGTAACGGTGAAAGGAGAAGCCACCGAATGGACTGTCACGCCAGCTTGGGTGCCGCCCAAAGCGCTAATGGCATGTTGCTTACCATTAACGTCAGGAGCGACATCCGCGCTGAGCGTGTAAGTCGGAGCGGTGAAACCCGCGACAGCTGCCCCAGTAACAGGGGTCGAAGGGCTATAAGCCATTTGAGATCCTAAAGCTAGAGGTTATGGAACCTCCTTACAGAGCTTTGTTGAACAGCAAGGGCCGCCATATTGATCCACCTAGTCGACATACCAGGACAACGAACCTGGAAAGTCGGGGCTAGGGAGGGATTCATACGGCGCCAGCCATCAACTCGCCTGTAGGAGACATGACCAGTATCGCCGGTCGCATCACGAAACTCAGGGCCTACGGCAGTTTGACAACGAGCGTAGTCAACTTCACCTATTCTGGTGGTGATGTTTTCTACACGCATAGTCTTGCTGCTCCAGGCTAGATCTGACGTGAACGTGGCCGCAGCATCGAGTATTTCACCGATGTTGGTAAAATAGTCGACGAGAAAGGACCAGGGTGTAAGCTCCCAGAGGGTCGGTATGAACTGCTCCGGTGTAAAGCCGAAGTGGCGCATAATATGATCATCGGGAAGTACACTAACAGAGTCCTTGATCTTTCCGTAGTACTTAACAGAACCGGTAGTGTGTTGAGTGGACGTTTGCTTAGCATAGCAAAAGCCACCAACGGCTACTGAAGACTGCGAAGAACTACCAGAGAGATCATCCTTATACGAGCTTTTGATTTCCCGTGTTTGGATCTTCTTACCTAAGCTTGAGTAGGCTTTAATGCCCGACTCGATGTCGAAGATAAGAGGTTTCCACCCATAGGCCATCTCGAGCCACGTATTCGCCGCAACGCGAAGGAGTTGGGTTTTGGTCAGCTTAGGTCCCTTCGAAAGAGACCTAAGATACTGGCTAATCCCCTGCCTAAGTTGTGCGGCGGGATTGCGAATCATTGCAAGAGTCTTGTGACCTTCGCCAAAGAATATCATACCCTGAAATTGAGTACGATATGCCTGGATTCGGTTCAAGAACTTTCGCAATGCCTGGTTGTCAACAGCGGTTAAACTTTGCTGAGTAGCACCCGGCCCGAAGGGTTCGTTGATGTGAGAAATCGCACCATCGACCCTATCGAAAGCGTCCTTCTGGTAGAATGAACTAAACCAGTCGACGTTAATAGAACCAGCCGAGTAGCCGAGAAGCTCACAATTTGACCAATCAAGGTTAGTTGTGGCATTCTCTCCATTCTTGATTTTCTTTCGCCACCCAGGGCAACCAGTACCGGTTCTTTTCACTGTCGTTGGGCCAACCGAAGAGGCTGACTTAATAGACGATGAGGAACCAGACTTGAAGCCTTGAGTATAGACTCGATCTTGTAAAAAGATCTGGCCGCTGCGATCGATATTCATAAATGGACTCCTGCAAGGTTTAATCCTAGGCTGACAAAGCCTAGGAGGAGTAAACCCCCCTTAATAGCGAAACAGCAATAAACTATAGACAAGTCAATGTTATAGGATATGGCCGATTAGCTAAAGAGGACCCGACGCAAAAAGCGTCAGAGCCCCCTCCAAAAGGAGGG